TGTCACACTGCCAGACTGGCTCACTGCCGGTGATCCCGCGCCAATCAAGCCCTCTCGGGAGGCTAAGGCGCTTGTGTTCCAACAGTTTGAGACTGTCTTCCCTCGCGTGATTGACCTGATTGCATCGGGCTACACGCTGACCAGCGCGGTCAAGGAAGTGCCCTATGGGATTGACCTCGGAGCGTTCACCCGGTGGGTCAAGAAAGACCCCACGCGCAACGAGATGTACAAAGAGGCCAAAGAGATCCGCACCGAAGCGTGGGCGGGCAAAGTCATCGAACACGCCACCGCAGAAGACTCGTTCGAGGATGTAGCGCGATCCAAGCTGATCGTCGATGCCTACAAGTGGCTGATGGCTGCGGACAATCGTAAGACCTACGGACAATCGACCCAGATTGAACTGGGTGGGCAGATTAGTATTTTGGGAGCGTTGGCTGCGGCTAATGAGCGCACACTCGAACTGGTCGAGGATGTGACACCTCGGCTGGAGAACTGATGCAGAAACTCAGATATAGCGCAGAGGAAGAGCAACTGCTGATGACGCAGTTGTGGTCGCCTCAGATTAAAGACGACCCAGAGGCGTTTGTATTGTTCTGTTTCCCGTGGGGTCAACCGAGTACTCCCCTCGAACGATTCAAAGGGCCGCGTAAGTGGCAAAGAGAGACTCTTCGGGACATCCGGGACTTCATCCGTGAGAATCGAGACAAGTTGTCGCAAGAGGCGCTGATCGATGCGATGCGGCAGGCTGTGTCGTCTGGCCGGGGTGTGGGGAAATCCGCACTGGTGTCGTGGCTCATCTTGTGGATGCTGAGTACTCGGATAGGTAGCTCCGTCATCGTGTCGGCTAACAGCGAGGCGCAGCTTAGGAAGGTGACTTGGGGTGAGTTGACTAAGTGGGCCACGATGAGTTTGAACGCGCACTGGTGGGAGCCCACGGCCACGAGTTTGCAGCCCGCGCAGTGGCTATCGGAGTTGGTTGAAAGGGATTTGAAGAAGGGCACCCGGTACTGGGGTGCTGAGGGGAAACTGTGGAGCGAGGAGAACCCTGACGCCTATGCCGGTGTGCACAACATGGACGGCATGATGGTGATCTTCGATGAGGCGTCGGGTATCCCTGATTCGATCTGGTCTGTGGCTGCGGGCTTCTTTACCGAGAACATCTTGGATCGGTACTGGCTTGCGTTTAGTAACGGTCGTCGAAACACCGGGTACTTCTACGAGGCGGTGGACGGATCGAAGCGGGACTTTTGGCGGTCGAAGAAGATCGACGCTCGCCAAGTCGAGGGCACCGACAAGTCGATCTATCAGCAGATCATCGAGGAGTACGGTGAGGACAGCGACGAGGCCCGGGTTGAGGTCTATGGGGACTTCCCCAAGAGCGGGGCTGACCAGTTTATCGGGCCGTATCTGGTCGATGACGCCATGAAGCGACCCAAGTACAAAGACCCGTCAGCACCTATCGTGGTCGGCGTTGACCCTGCTCGTGGGGGCATGGACTCGACCGTGATCGTGGTGCGCCAAGGGCGTGACATCGTGGCGATCAAACGGTTCAAAGGCGACGATACCATGACCACCGTGGGTAATGTCATTGACACCATCGAGGAGTACCGCCCCGCGCTGACTGTGATCGACGAAGGTGGACTGGGCTACGGGATCCTTGACAGACTGACCGAGCAGAAGTACAAAGTGCGCGGGGTGAACTTTGGCTGGAAAGCGAAGAACCCGGTCATGTGGGGTAACAAGCGGGCTGAGATGTGGGGAGCCATGCGAGATTGGCTTAAAACGGCCAGCTTGCCCCAAGACAGGCTATTGAAGGCCGACCTAGTCGGGCCGATGAAGAAGCCCAACTCGGCGGGGACTATCTTTCTAGAGGGGAAAAAGGAAATGAAAGCGCGTGGACTAGCATCGCCCGATGCGGCTGACGCCCTTGCCGCGACATTTGCGTTTCCTGTTGCACATCGGGAGTACAATGATCGCAGGACGCCCCGCGTAAACGCGCAAAACGGCGCCGCTGCTACTTCTTGGATGGGGTCATAATGGCTACTAAGAAAAGTGTTTCCTTGAGCGTTGGGCGCGGTGAGAAGCTGCCCGTTAGCAAAGGTGCCGGTTTGACCGCTAAAGGGCGCGAAAAGTACAACGCCGCCACTGGATCGAACCTCAAAGCACCAGCCCCCAGCCCCAAGACGAAGGCCGATGCAGGGCGCAAAGCCAGTTTTTGCGCTCGTATGGAGGGAGTGGTTAAGAACGCCAAAGGTGACGCAGAACGCGCCAAGGCATCACTTAAACGATGGAAGTGCTAATCATGGCTACTAAACCCGGACTCTACGCCAACATTCACGCTAAACGCGAACGGATCAAAGAAGGATCCGGCGAAAAGATGCGTAAGCCCGGTTCCCCGGGTGCGCCCACTAACAAAGCGTTCAAAGAGTCGGCTAAAACGGCGAAAAAGGGCAAATAATGCCTCTCGTAAAATCCGCCTCTCCAAACGCCTTTCGCAAGAATGTCAAGGCCGAAATAAACGCGGGTAAACCCGTAAAACAAGCCGTTGCTATTGCGTATTCCGTCAAACGACAAGCGGCGGCTAAAACCCCCGCCGCCAAGCCCAAAAAATGACCCTGCAAGCCCTTCAAGACTGCCTTATCGTCCGTCCTGATCTGGAAAAACACGATCTTTTTGTCCTTTTGCGTCAAAAACAGACCGGTGAGGGCACCGTTATCTCTGTCGGCTCGGGTGCAGAGGATGTAAAAGTGGGCGATCGGGTGCTATTTGGCGATTCCATCGGTCAAGACCTAAAATGGCAAGGAGAAGACCTCCTCGTCATGCGAGAGGCACACATCCTCGGAGTATTTAGCGCATGAAAGATGTCACCGGAATCGCAGCCGCAGCCAATGTGGCAAAAAATGGCCCGTACCCGTCCAAGGGCGGTTCCGAAGAGATCCTGACCACGGCTCGGGCGCGTATGGACATGGCGATTTCTGCCCTGTCCGAGAGCCGTGAGGACGAAGTTGACGACCTCAAGTTCTACGCCGGTTCCCCGGACAACTGCTGGCAGTGGCCTGCGGATGTCCTAGCGACCCGAGGGGCGGTTCAAGGCCAGACGATCAATGCTCGGCCCACCTTGACCATCAATAAGCTGCCCCAGCATGTCCGGCAGGTCACCAACGACCAGCGCCAGAACCGCCCCTCGGGTAAGGTCATCCCCGCTGACGACAAGGGTGATGTCGAGGTTGCTGAGATTTACAACGGCATGGTGCGGCACATCCAGTACATCAGCGACGCCGATGTCGCCTACGACACCGCCTGCGAAAACCAAGTCGCTTACGGCGAGGGCTACATTCGCATTCTGACCGAGTACTGCGACGACAAGACCTTCGATCAAGACCTCAAAATTGGTCGGATTCGCAACAGCTTCAGCGTCTACATGGATCCGCTGATTCAAGACCCCTGCGGGTCTGACGCCCGGTGGTGCTTCATTACCGAGGACATTCCCCGCGACGAGTACGAGCGGATGTACCCGGACTCGGCTCCGATCACGACCCTGCAAACGCTGGGCGTGGGCGACCAGAACCTGTCGCAGTGGCTCAATGAGGACACGATCCGCATCGCCGAGTATTTCTATGTCGAGGTCGTTCGTAAGACACTCAACCTGTACCCGGGTAATGTGACCGCGTTTGAGGGCACCCCCGAGGACAAGATGCTCAAGATGCAGTTTCTGAAGCCTCTCAAGAGCCGGGAATCGGACATCAAGCAGGTCAAGTGGTGCAAGATCAACGGCTACGAAATCCTTGAGCAGTCCGACTGGGCTGGCAAATGGATCCCCGTGGTGCGCGTGGTCGGCAACGAGTTTGAGGTTGATGGTCGTTTGTATGTCAGCGGTTTGGTGCGTAACGCCAAAGACGCCCAGCGGATGTATAACTACTGGGCGTCTCAGGAAGCCGAGATGTTGGCTCTGGCTCCGAAAGCCCCGTTTATCGGCTACGGCGGGCAGTTCGAGGGGTATGAGACTCAGTGGAAGACGGCTAACACGCAGAACTGGCCGTATCTAGAGGTAAACCCTGATGTAACCGATGGTCAGGGTAGTATGTTGCCGCTGCCCCAGCGGGCGCAGCCTCCGATGGCGTCCAGCGGGCTTTTGCAGGCTAAAGCAGGAGCCTCCGAAGACATCAAGTCGGCTACGGGTCAGTATAACGCCTCGCTTGGCATGACGAGCAATGAACGCTCGGGTAAAGCCATTTTGGCTCGCCAAAAAGAAAGCGATGTCGGCACCTACCACTATGTTGACAACTTGGCCCGTGCCGTGCGCCACATTACTCGGCAACTTGTTGACCTGATCCCGAAGATCTATGACACCGAGCGCATCGCCCGGATCATTGGCGAAGATGGCGAAGTGGACAATGTCAAGATCAACCCGGCGCAGCCTGAGGCGATGAAAAAGATCATTGACCAGACGGGCAAGGTGATCGACAAAATCTACAACCCGGGCGTCGGCAAGTACGATGTGGTTGTTTCCACCGGCCCGGGCTACGCTACCAAGCGTCAAGAGGCTCTGGAAGCGATGGCTCAGTTGCTCCAAGGCAACCCGCAACTGTGGTCTGTTGCCGGTGACTTGTTCGTCAAGAACATGGACTGGCCGGGTGCTCAGGAAATGTCTAAGCGGTTTGCCAAGACCATTGATCCGAAAATCATGGCTGACGACGAGGATCCGGTGGTGGCCGCTGCTAACCAGCAGGTTGAAGCCATGAACGCCGAGATGCAGAATATGCATCAGATGCTTGTCAATGTGCAAAACTCGATGGAAGCCCGCGATCTGGAGATCAAGGAGCAGGCTAACCAGATCAAGATTTACGAGGCTGAGACGCGCCGCATCGCCGCTGTTCAAGCTGGCATGAGCGAGCAACAGATTCAGGATATTGCGATGGGTGTAGTTGCTGCCGCGCTGGAGAGCAACAACCTCATCGCGGCTGAGATGCGTGAATCCTCGATGGAAGAGATGCAGCAACCGATGCAAGAGATGCAGCAACCGATGCAAGAGATGCAGCAACCGATGCAGCAGGGAGGTATGGCATGAAAGCCGCCGAGTTCGTAGGCACCTTGTTCTTGGCGCGGGATGTGGCGCACTCTGTGCATCTTAACACCCGCAGCTTCTCAAAGCACATGGCACTCAATACCTTCTACGACGAGATCATTGATCTTGCCGACAAGTTTGCCGAAGCGTACCAAGGGCGACACACCCTCATCGGCCCCATCAGCCTAATGACTGCCAAAAAGACGACCAACATTACCGAGTTTCTTGAAGCCTCGCTTAAAGAGATTGAGGACGGTCGTTACTCGGTGTGCGAAAAGTCGGATACACCGATACAAAACATCATCGACGAGATCGTCGGGCTGTACCTCTCAACCCTCTACAAACTCAAGTTTCTGGCATGATTAACTTAAGTGGGCAGATGGGTGAGTTGCGTTTTTCTGTCGAGGTAAAACGCGCCGACACTGGAAAAGTCGAGCAGTACGAACTGGTTGGCTACCTCGACGAAAATAAACTGAAGGAGCTTCAAAATGGCAGTGACTCACAGCACAGCAGCACGGAACGCGGCGACTGACGCTGTCACGGCGCTAATTAGCACCAGCGGCAATCTGGTGTTCCGCACATCCCCGTCTTCGGTGGCATCACCCGGCACCGCTGTTGCCACTTTGCCGCTGTCTGCGACGGCGTTTGGCGCATCGTCTAGCGGTACTGCCACAGCTAACGCTATCACCAGCGACACCAACGCAACGGGTAACGCCTCGCCTGTGGCGTTTGCAACGCTGCAAACTTCTGGCGGCACCATCGTGATTCACTGCGCTGTGGCTGCGTCGGGCTCAGACATCAACATGACCAACGGCCTCACGGTTGCCGCTGGCGACACTGTTTCTTGCAGTTCCCTGACCTACACTGCGCTGACGGCGTAAGTCATGGTCAAGATCGACTTCGAGTTTGACTCCCAGTACGGCAAATTTGCCGATGCTTTGCATTTGCCAGACGATCACGGCCTAAGCAATGCCCAGATTGAGGCGCTCAAGCAAGAACGCTTGGATAACTGGCTTGCTATCCTGAACGCGCCGCAGGAGCCTGTGGATGGCTGATCGCTATTGGGTCGGAGGCGCGGGCACTTGGAACACGACCAGTACCACTAACTGGTCTGCGTCATCCGGTGGGGCGAGTGGTGCGTCTGCCCCAACAGCAGCAGACGACATATTTTTTGATCAAGCTGGCACCTACACCGTCACCGTTACCGCTGGTCTGTGCCGCAACATCACTGTTTCTGCTGGCACTGTTACCTTTTCTGGCGTTACCACCGGCCCCACGATTAGCGGCTCTATGTCGCTTGCCGCAGCCACTGTATGGAACATTGGTGCAACGCGAACCACCACATTCAATGCCACCACCACGGGGCAAACAATCACCACTAACGGCGTTACCCTATCCTGCCCGGTGACTTTTAACGGTGTTGGTGGTGGTTGGACGCTGGGTAGTGCGCTGACGCTGACGCAAACATTGAACATTACAAACGGTTCATTTGATAGCGGCAACTATAACATCACCACATCGGGATTTATTTCTAGCAATTCAAACACGCGATCTATCTCGTTGGGCTCAAGCACGGTCACTATTTCTATCAACATCACTACCGCGCTAAATTTGGGAACAACTACTGGCCTTACATGGAGCGCCGGTAGTTCGCAGATTAACCTCTCTGGGGTTACAACTGGAATTGCTTCTGGCGGGCTAACTTTCAACAATGTCGCTTTTACACTCACCGGTCAGGCGGTCACGATAACAATTACTGGCGCAAACACATTTAACACTTTGTCGTTTGTTGGCCGCACTAATACGGGTGTCAATAGGGCTACCTTTTCTGACAACCAGACAATCTCCACGCTGACCTTGAACGCGGGGACGGCTGCTGCGTACCGAACCATGCTTCAATCGGACACGATTGGAACCCAGCGCACTCTGGCAGTGACAACTCTGACGGCGGGAGCCGCCGACTATGATTTCAGGGACATTGCCATCACGGGATCGGCTGCGCCCTTGTCGGTTACACGGGCCGGTGATTGCAAAGGGAATAGCGGCATTACATTCCCTGCCGCAAAAACAGTCTATTTTCGATCAACGAGTAGTGTCAACTGGGGTACTGCGGGGGCAGGTTCTTGGTCTTTGACTAGCGGTGGAGCTTTAGATAATACGGCTTTCCCCTTGGCGCAAGATACAGCCGTGTTCCCCGCCGCAACATACCCGGCTTCAGGCTCTACCATCACCGTACCCAGCAACTACAACATCGGCACCATTGATATGTCGTTACGCACGACAAACACAATGACGCTGGCAACGACAACTGGCACCCTGACGATTTATGGAAACTGGATCAATGGCACTGGCATAACTTTGTCGGGCACATCTGTAATAACTTTTTGTGGGCGAGGTAGTCAGACAATTACCAGCGCAGGCAAAACCTTTACGCAAGCGTTTACCATTGACACCCCCGGCGGATCGGTTACGCTACAGGATGCGTTTGCCGCCAGCCAATCTTTGGCTGGCGTATTGACTCTAACAAAAGGGACATTTGATGCAGCCACATTCAATGCCACTTTGTCTGGCGCTGCGGCTGGGGTAGCCGCATCGGGCACCGGCACTAGAACGATTGCCATTGGTTCTGGTACTTGGTCAATTGCTGGCACCACGGGGGCGTGGGATGCTTCAACATCGACCAACCTCACTGTTACTGGAACGGGCACCATCAGTCTCACCAGCGCCAGCGCCAAAACATTTGCTGGCGGCGGCATCCAGACCTACCCGACGCTAAATCAAGGTGGCACTGGCACGCTGACAGTCACTGGCTCTAATAAGTTCTCCGACATCACCAATACCGTTATTGGTACGGTGAGGTTCACCAGCGGCACTACCAATGAATTCTCAGCCTTCAACCTAAACGGAACGGCTGGTAATTTGCTCACGCTAGGGGCTAGCGCAGCATCGCAGGCAACGCTTAAAAAACCAGCGACTTGGTACATGGGTGCCAATTCCACCGACGGAGGCAACAATACGGGATTGACCTTTACTGCTGGCGGCGGCATTGACTACCTGAGCGTCAGCTACATCAACGGTGTGGTAACTGTTGTAAATCATGCTGCTACCGGCACACTAAACGGTCAAGGCACGATTATTAACGGTTTGGCTACCCGGTTTCGTGTTTTTGCCTCCAGCGGATCGCTAAACGCCCAAGGTGCGGCGATTGTTGGCTCCAGTGCCCGGTTTCGTGCGTTTGTTGCTGGTGGCGCCTTAATTGGGCAGGGTTCAACAATTGCGGGTTCTGCTACCCGGTTTCGCACTTTTGGCGCTACCGGCTCGCTGTTTGGGCAGGGTGCAACCCTATCCGGTGTTGCTAGTCGAATCCATTATTTCACGGCATCCGGCGCTCTTCTCGGTTCCGGTGCCGCAATCAATGGTGTCGCTTCTAGAATCTTGACGCATTACACCACTGGCACCCTTGTTGGCCCCGGATCGGCTATTGTCGGGGTCAGCAACCACATCAGTTTGTATCCCGACCCAGCAGATGTGCGCGAAGGCGTACAATACGGCCCGGGTGGAATCTATGTCGGCACCTTGACCGTGGGTTCTGGCAGGTCAATAATCAGGTTGCGGTCATTCACCGAAGAAGGATCCTAAAATGGCGCTTACGCTTAAGGCAATTACGACCCGTTTGGGTTATCAGCAGATCACCTCGCTCAGTTCCGCGACGAGTCTGACTGTTCCGCAAACCGACCTCAACGGTCTGGCTTGCAAACCCTCTCTTGCCCTCATCACGGCAGAGGGTCAAGCTGTACGGTGGCGTGACGATGGGATTGCCCCCACCGCTACGGTCGGTATGCCTTTGGCGTCCGGTGGAACGCTTCAATACGACGGTGATCTCACAAAAATCCAGTTCATTGAGCAAACCGCCAGTGCCAAGATCAACATCAGCTACTACGCTTAAGGGGTTGACATGGACATTATTGACACGGGTAGCGGCGTTGATTCTGCCAAGCTGATTGAGTACATCACGACTCAGTTCCCCGGTGAACTGAAGACCCTCCTCGAAACCAAAGCCGAACTAGCAAAGCGCCAAGGTGCTCTGAGCGCCGTGGACGAGGCTATTGCCGATCGTGCTGCCGCCAAAATTACACTGGAAGAGGCTAAAGCCAGCGCCCAAGTCATGCTGGATGACGCCAAGGCCAAGACCGTTGCCGCTCAAGCCAAACTGGACGAGTTCGATCAAAAGGTGCTCGCTTTTAGCGCCGAGGTTGATGAGAAGAACGCTGCCCTGTTTGTTCGGGAAAAGAATGTTTCGATCACCGAAGCTGTCCTAGCGGGCCAAGGTGAAAACCTGCGCCAGCAGGAAGCCCAACTCAATGCGCGTGAAGCCGCTTTGCAAGCAAACGAGCAGGCTTTGCAAGACCGAATCAAGGCGTTCCAAGATAAAGTTGCATCTTTGACGGCTTGATGTAAGATTTCCAAAACCGTACCGGCGAGGCTCACCGGGCACTCTTACGAGTAAAAATGACTGAAGAAGTCCAAACCCTAGCGGAAGTTGACTCCGCGCCAGCCCCGGAAGTGACGGCCACTCCCCAAGCTGTAGAAACCGCGCCGGAAGTAGCTGAAGTTGTCGCCGAGGACAAACCTGCGGAAAAAACATATACGCAGGCTGAAATCGACGCAATGATAGGCAAGCGCCTTGCTAGAGAGCAGCGCAAATGGGAACGCGAGCAGCAAGCAAAGCAGGCACCTATGCCCGCTGTGCCTACTGAAATTCCGACTGCTGACCAGTTTGACAACCCTCAAGCGTATGCCGAATTTATACGCGCCGAGGCTGAAAAAATTGTAAAGCACCAAGAAGCCAGTAAGCAGCGGGCCGAGATTGAAAACGCCTACGCTGATCGTGAGGAAGAGGCTCGGAGCAAGTATGACGACTTTGAACAAGTCGCCTACAACCCGAATCTGCGAATCACGGACGCGATGGCTGAGACAATCAAGGCGTCTGACTTAGGGCCAGACCTAGCCTATTGGCTTGGTACAAACCCTAAAGAAGCTGATCGCATTTCTCGGATGTCGCCACTTTTGCAAGCGCGGGAAATCGGGAAAATTGAGGCCAAACTTGGCAGCAACCCGGTCACCAAACCAACATCGTCAGCGCCAGCACCTATCAAACCTGTTACCGCCCGAACCTCTGGTTCACCGGCTTATGACACGACGGATCCTCGGTCTATCAAGACCATGACGGACTCGCAGTGGATTGAGGCCGAAAGGGCACGACAGATAAGAAAATTGCAAGCGCAGGCAAACCGCTAATTACCGAAAGGACTCGTGATGGCTAACAGTATTCTTACGATCGACATGATTACCCGCAAGGCTCTGGAAATTCTGGAGAACAACCTTGTTATCACCCGCAATGTGAACCGTCAGTACGACGACAGCTTCGCTGTTGAAGGTGCCAAGATTGGTTCCACCCTGCGTATTCGTCTGCCCGACCGCGCTCTGGTGACCGACGGTGCCGCCCTGCAAGTTCAGGACGACAACGAACAGTTCACCACCCTGTCTGTCGCTACGCAAAAGCACATCGGCGTGAACTTCACCTCTGCCGAATTGACCATGCAGTTGGACGACTTCGCAGAGCGTGTGCTTAAGCCTCGTATCAGCCAGCTTGCCTCCAGCGTGGACGCTGATGTTGCCAACGCTTACAAGACGATCGGTAACTCTGTCGGCACCCCCGGCACCACCCCGGCCACCTCGCTCGTGCTGCTGCAAGCCCAGCAGAAGCTCAACGAAAACGCCGCTGTGATGACCCCGCGTTATGCCACCGTCAACCCCGCTGCTAACGCCGCGCTGGTCGAAGGCATGAAGGGTCTGTTCAACCCGACGGACACCGTCAGCCGCCAGTTCAAGAACGGCATGATGGGCACCGGCGTGTTGGGCTTCGACGAAGTCAACATGAGCCAGTCGATCAAGGTTCACACCACCGGCACCCGTGATGCTTCGGCTTCCACGACCGTGAAGACCACGATCACCAGCGAAGGCGCTTCGTCCATCGTGCTGACGCAAGGCTCTGTGACCACCACCATCAAGGCTGGTGATGTGTTCACCGTGGCTGACTGCTACGCTGTGAACCCGCAGACCCGCGAGTCCACTGGTTCGCTGTTCCAGTTCGTCGCTCTGGCTGATGCCACCGCCGTTGCTGGCGACTGGACTGTCACCGTTGCCCCGATCTACTCGTCGGCGACTGCTCTGGCTACCGTCACCGCTCTGCCGGTGTCTGGCAAGACCGTGACCTTCTTGGGCGCTGCTAACAGCCAGTACGCTCAGAACCTCGTGTACCACAAGGACGCGATCACCTTCGCCACCGCCGACCTGCTCCTGCCGCAAGGTGTGGACATGGCCGCTCGCTCTGTGCATAACGGCATCAGCCTGCGCGTTGTTCGTCAGTACGACATCAACAACGACCGTATGCCTTGCCGGGTCGATGTGCTTTACGGCTTCAGCACCATCCGTCCGCAGATGGCTTGCCGTATCTGGGGCTAATCTGAATGGGGCTTCGGCCCCTTCTTCTATCTCATTTGAAAGGAATTATCATGGCTCTCCCTAATGGCGCTGGTGGTTATCAAGTTGGCGCGGGCAACCGTTCGGAAACAATTCTGAGTGCAATGGCTGCACCCCAGACCGCAACCGCTACGGCTACCCTGACCGCCGCTCAAGTGGTCAATCAGATGCTGGTTGCAAACCCCAGCACTTCTGCTGCCACCTACACGCTGCCTACCGCTGCTCTGATCGATGCTGCTGTTCCCAACGCAACCGTTGGTAGCACCTTCGACTTGAGCATTGTCAATACCGGCACCTCGTCTGGCACCGTCACTCTGGCAACCGCCACCGGCATCACCGATGGTGGCAACGCTTTTGTTGCTGTGGCTGTCACCTCGTCTGCCCTGTTCCGGTTCCGCAAGACCGCCGAAGGCGCTTACACGGTTTACAAAATGGCCTAAAAGAAGGGGCTTCGGCCCTTTCTTTCCTTTAAGGAAACATCATGCCGAATACACAAGCTGTCGGTGTTGCGTATAGCGACCCCGAATTCACCACTTGCTTCGCCAGCCAAGAACTCGGCTATTCTGCCGCTGCTCAAGGTACGGTGACTCAGGCAACCAGCAAGTCTACGGCGGTGACGCTGAACACCTCTGCTGGTCGCATCACGATGAACAACGCTTCACTGGCAACTGCCACGAACGCTACATTCACTCTGAACAACTCGACCATCAGCGTTAACGATGCGGTGATCTTGACTATCTCTGGTGGGCAAGCTACTCCGGGTTCGTACAATGTGTTCGCTAACTCATTGAGCGCGGGTTCGGTCAGCATCACGCTGCGTAACATCTCGGGCGGCTCGCTGTCTGAGGCTGTGGTAATTAACTTCGCCATCATTCACTGCGCTTCTTGATAAAACGGGGCTTCGGCCCCGTACTTAACCCATGCCGCTCATTCATCTATCGCACTTCATTCACGGTAGGAAAATTGCCAACCTTGAGGCTGAAGCCGAATTTGATGAAAAGAACGGCTGGGTTAGGTACAATCCCGACGAGCCTCGGGAAGACGAGGCGTCTGAGAATTCGCTTCGGGTCAAGCGCAAGTACACCCGTCGAACTGTCGAGGAACCCTTGTCCGAAGAAAGCTGAACATGGCAACCGCAAACGAACAGATTAACCGGGCGCTGCGTTTGCTGGGCGTTCTTGCCGAGGGAGAGACACCGTCTGCCGCTACATCGCAAGACGCGCTGACGGCCATGAATCAGATGATCGACTCGTGGAACACCGAGCGGTTGTCTGTCTTTTGCACACAAGATCAGGTTTTCACTTGGCCTAGCGGTGAAATTATTCGCACTCTTGGGCCGTCTGGTAACTTTGTCGGCCTGCGCCCGGTGCTGCTTGATGACGCGACTTACTACCGCGATCCGGGCACGAATGTCAGCTTCGGCATCAAGTTCATCAACCAGCAGCAGTACGACGGCATCGCGGTCAAAACCGTCACCAGCACCTATCCTCAAGTGATCTTCGTGAACATGGGATTTCCCGACATCACGATGACAATCTATCCTCGTCCCACTCGTGATCTTGAGTGGCACTTTATTTCGGTGCAGAAACTGAGTGAGCCAGCAACTCTGGCTACGGAGTTGACTTTTCCCCCGGGTTATCTGCGGGCGTTCACCTACAACCTTGCTATGGAATTTGCGCCCGAGTTTGGTGTTGAGCCCTCGGAGCAGGTCAAGCGCATCGCCATGACCAGCAAGCGCAACATCAAGCGCATCAACAATCCCGACGACATCATGTCGATGCCGTATTCGATTGTTGCCACTCGTCAGCGGTTTAATATCTACGCCGGTAACTACTGATGAAAACCCCGATTCTCGGATCAGCCTATGTCGCCCGCAGCGTCAACGCTGCCGACAATCGCATGGTCAATCTGTATCCCGAGATCGTGCCCGAAGGTGGCAAGGAAGCCGCGTTCCTGCAACGCGCCCCCGGGCTTCGATTGCTAACCACCGTGGGCACTGGGCCGATTCGCGGGCTTAACTCGTTTAACGGCAACTTGTATGTCGTTTCAGGTGAACAACTATACAAGGTCGATTCCACCTATGTCGTGAGCCTGATTGGCACGGTGTCTGGGTCAAGTGCGCCCGTGTCAATGGCAAACAACGGCACTCAGTTGTTCGTGGCCTGCAACGGCCCCAGTTTTGTCTACAACTCGTCCACGCTGGCGTTTGGTGCCATTACCGATCCCGATTTTCCCGGGGCACTTACGGTGTCTTATCTGGACGGCTATTTCGTGTTCATTGAACCCAACAGCCAAAAGGTCTGGGTGACTGCGCTCAATGATCCGACATCTATCGACCCGCTGGACTTTGCCAGCGCCGAAGGTGACCCCGACGGCCTAGTGTCATCCATCGTAGATCACTCCGAGGTTTGGCTTTTTGGCACCAACTCGGTCGAGGTCTGGTACAACTCAGGCAACGCCGATTTTCCTTTGCAACGGATTCAAGGCGCGTTTAACGAGATTGGGTGTGCGGCAACATTCTCAGTTGCCAAACTTGACAACGGTTTGTTTTGGCTTGGTCAAGACGCACGGGGTCAAGGTATTGTGTATCGGGCAAACGGTTACACGGGCCAGCGAATCAGCACTCATGCTGTAGAGTGGCAAATTCAGCAGTACGCTGATATGTCTGATGCGGTGGCGTATACCTACCAGCAAGACGGCCACAGCTTTTATGTGTTGAACTTCCCCTCGGCCAATGCCACATGGGTCTACGATGTGGCAACGCAAGCGTGGCATGAGCGAGCCGGGTGGATTAACGGCTCGTTTGTGCGTCATCGTGGTAACTGCCAAACCTTTTTCAATCAGACGATCACGGTCGGCGACTACCAGAACGGCAACATCTACACCTTCGATATGGAGGTTTATGCCGACTATGACCGAGTGCAAAAGTGGCTTCGGACATGGCGAGCACTACCGACAGGTCAAAATGATTTCCGCCGCACCGCGCAGCACAGCTTGCAACTCGATTGTGAGAGTGGCACCGGTCTTGTGAGCGGGCAAGGCAGCGATCCGCAGGTCATGCTGCGATGGTCTGACGATGCCGGTCACACTTGGTCGAATGAGCACTGGGCCGACATGGGCAAAATTGGTCAGTACGGCAGTCGAGTGTTCTGGCGTCGGCTTGGTATGACCACCAAACTGCGAGATCGTGTCTATGAAGCATCAGGAACCGATCCCGTCAAGCTCACGATTGTTGGGGCTAATTTGCTGCTGAGTGGCACCAATGCTTGACACGCAAAATGTCCAAGTTCCGGCTCCGCGAGTGCCCGTAACCGGAGAAGGCAGACTCATGGAGCGGTCGTGGTACCGGTTCTTTAGCAACTTGTACAACTATTTTGTTGATCTACCGTACGGGGCGTTTTACGATACGACCACTCAATCGGCAACCGCCAACACGCCTACGGCAATCACATTTAACAGCACATCTTCATCACGACACACTTCAATTTCAACACCCGCCTCACGAATACTGTTTGCTGCTGACGGCCTTACCTCGGTCACATTTAGTTTGCAACTTTCCAACTCATCGGCGTCTGAAGATGATGTTACTGTGTGGTTGCGTAAAAACGGAGTTGATGTACCGTACACTGGCAGCACGATAACGGTTCCAAAAAAGCACGGTGCAATTGACGGAACTGCAATTATCACCGTGAATTTTTATGAGAACTTTAACCCGTCAGACTATCTAGAGTTGTACTGGTTGACGGTTGCTGGCACCACTACAATTAAAACCATTCCCGCCAGCATTTCCCCAGCGTATCCGTCATCGCCCGGGGCTGTTCTCACAGTTAGTCAAATCATTTAGGATGCGTTATGGCAGTCAACCTTTCAGCATTTGCAGGCGTAGGCGCTCAGTTTTTCAATGACAGTGGTGTTCCCTTGTCTGGAGGTTTGCTGTACTCCTACGCGGCAGGCACCACGACACCCGCAACCACTTGGACAACCAACACGGGCACTGTTGCCAATACGAACCCAATCGTGTTGGATTCGGCAGGCCGTACCCCCGCTGAAATCTGGATCACGAGCGGTGTTGATTACAAGTTCATTCTGAAGACCTCGACGGGGATAACCGTCGGCACCTATGACGATGTTCCGTCACTCAATGACTTTACCGCTTTCAATAACCTGATTACGGTTACTGGAACAAATTCGCTAATCGGCACATCAGTGCCGCCGTACACTGCCTATACGACGGGCATGACGCTCAGTTTCGTACCCGTTGCCGCAAACACTGGTGCGGTTACGATTGATCTAGACGGACTGGGTGCCAAGAATGTCTACTTTGACGCATCCACCCCGCTCAACGCTGGTGCGATCGCCGTGGGCAAAATCACCACGCTGGAATACGACGGCACCCGGTTTCAGATGACCAACAGCGTCAGCACAGGTCAGATTCCCGATGGCGCAATTACTGCTGCCAAGCTCGCTACCGATTCGGTTACCACGGTCAAAATCACTGACCTGAACGTCACAACCGGCAAACTTGCAGATAACGCGGTCACCACAATCAAGATCACTAACGCCAATGTGACTCCTGCAAAACTGTCTCAACCGTTCACAGCGGCTACTGCGGTTGCGTCTACTAGCGGCACAAGCATCGACTTCACCGGCATTCCGTCATGGGTCAAACGCATTACGATCATGTTCAACGGAGTGAGCGTAAGTGGCACCGCCGCGATTTTGGTTCAAGGTGGTAACAGTGGCGGCATCGTGAGTTCGGGGTACAACTCAACCTCAAATCACCTATCCCAGATAAACACTACCAACGGAGGAAGCAGCACTTCGGGGTTTATTTTTTGGAGCAACCTTGGCACATATGTGCATTCTGGAATCATTACTCTAACGAACCTAAGCGGTTCTACATGGGTTTCGTCGCACTCGGCAAAAAGTGCAACCGTCTTGGTTGTTACGGGCGGTGGGGATGGAAGCATCTCTAATCTTGATCGCGTTCGGATCACAACCACTAGCACCGACACCTTCGACGCAGGCTCCATCAACATCCTCTACGAGTGACAACCATGCAACGCATCGAATGCAATGTCATCACCGGTGAAGTCAAAATCATTGACCTAACCCCTGAAGAAATTGAGCAGGCTTTGGCGCAACAAGCCGCGTGGGAAGCCCAGCAAGCCCAGACAGTTGAGGCACCGCAGGAATGAACGAAGTCGCCCAACCCGACCTGCTTCGCAATCGCGTTGAGGCGCTTCAGGCCGAGGTGTCCAAGCTGCCCCAGTACGAGCCGCCTACGGATCACATTTTTCACGGTGGGATGTACTGCCGCCAAGTGTGGCGACCCGCTGGGTGTACGATTGTGGGCAAAGTCCACAAGAAGGAGCATTTTTACATGGTCGTTCATGGTACTGTGCTGGTGACCACGGACGACGGTGTTCAGGAGATTACGGGGCCGTTTTTGATCTGCTCTAACCCCGGCACCAAACGAGCGGTTCACGCGCTCACCGATGCCCTGTGCATAACCTTCCATCGGGTTGAATCAGACACAGTAGAGGAAGTAGAATCGGAACTAGTAGAAGACGACCCGACTTCGATGTTCACCGTTGGCAACAAGGTGAAAAACCCGGAAATTGAGGTGACACCATGAGTTTTATTACAGCGGCAATTATTGGTGCAGGGGGTGCGATTGTTGGTGGTGCCATAAGCGCCAGTGCGTCTAATAGAGCCGCTCGCACCCAAGCCGAAGCCGCCAATCGCGCTACTGATATTCAGAACCAGCAATACGGTCGGACTCAGGAACTTAATGAGCCGTATCGTCAGGCGGGCATTGGTGCGCTCAATAAACTCATTACCGCATCCGACTACACCCCGTTTGGCATGGATCAGTTTCAAGCTGATCCCGGCTATGCGTTCCGGCTTGCAGAGGGTCAAAAAGCTGTTGAGAGGTCGGCTTCTGCTCGTAAGTTGTTGTTGTCTGGATCAACCCTCAAGGGTCTGACAAACTACGCTCAGGGTGCTGCATCGCAAGAGTACAACAACGCTTTTAACCGTTATCAGGCCGAGCGGTCTGCTTTGCTCAACCCGCTCCAATCTCTTGCCGGTATCGGTCAAACGGCGACTAGCCAAGTCGGTGCGGCTGGTCAGAACTACGCCAACACTGCCAGCGACCTGACAACCTCGGGCGCGGCTGCTCGCGCCTCGGGTTATGTGGGTGGTGCTAACGCGATCAATCAAGCAATTGGTGGTGCCAGTAACGCTTACATGGGTGGTCAAATGCTGAACCGGCTTACGCCAGCGCGTTCAACATCATACGGTCAACCAATGGTCAATCCTTCCACTTATTACACACCCGCTCAATACGATTTTGATCCCGGTTTTGGTGCTTAAGGACAACTCATGGCAGTCAATCCCAATATCGCACTGGCTGTCAAAGGCCCGGAGTTTGCTGACCCGATGGCGCTGTACGGCAAACTTGCCGCAATCGAAAGCGCCCAATCGCAGAATCAACTAGCTCAGTACCAAATTGCGGCTGCTCAACGAGCAGAAGCGCGTGATACCGCTCGCATGAACGCACTAGCATCCGCTGGTAGCAGCGAGGAAGCGATTGGTAACGCGCTGCTTAAATCGGGTGACATCAAAGGGTATAACGAGTTTAAAAACGCCATTGCGGAACGCAAAGGCAAAGAAGCGACCCTTCGCAAGACTGAAAGTGAACTGCTGGATTCCGCGCTAAAACGCGCCCGTTCGTTCCTTGACACCATTGACCCACTTGACCCCGACGCGCCGAATCAGTACATGGCGTGGCATGAGGCCAATCACAAGGATCCGCTTATTGGCCCAGTGCTTACCGCTCGTGGGGTTACTGCGGATCAAGCACGGGCGCGGATCAACCAAGCAATTCAACAAGGGCCGCAAGCGTTTGCCAACCTGCTGAATCAGTCAAAACTCGGCACCGAAGAGTTTATAAAACAGAACGCACCCAAGGTCACACCTCAAGACCTTGGCGGCAGTTCTCGTTTGATTCAGTACCCCGGACTAGGTGGCCCTGCCACGGTCGTGCCGGGTTCTGTAGCCACCAAGACCCCGACAATCGGCGAACAGCAACGAGCCGAAGAGGTTGTGTACATAGATGTCGGCAACCAACTCGTCCCGGTTAACAAGCTCACTGGTAGGCCAGTTGAGAATGTGCAACCGACTGCAAAGGGTTTGACCCCCGGCCAACAACAAGAAGTTGAATACAGGGATGTTGGTGACAGACTTGTGCCGGTTTACAAGTTTAACGGTCAGCCTGTTCCGGGAATGCAGCCGATTCCGAAGAATTTGACTCCGGGCGATCAGCAACGGGCTCAAGAAGTTGAGTACAAGGATATTGGTGGTCAACTTGTTCCAGTTAACAAGATTACTGGTCAGCCTGTCGAGGGGATGCAACCGATTGC